CTTTATGGGAAGTAGTGTTAAAGCCTCTCATCATATGGCTAATGAATACTCTTGCACCGAAAGTATCTGACATTGCAAAAAAAGTAAGTGGATTTGTTTCAGCAGCAGTTGATATCATTTTAGATTGCATTAGTTTCGTGCTGAAAAATGCAGAAAATCTTATAAAAATTGTCACAGCACTTATTAATGGAGATTGGAAGGGGGCATGGAATGCTGCAAGAGATTTCGTTAAAGATGGAGCAAATGGAATTATAAAAATTATAGAAACAATGGTAAATAAAATCATTGATGGAATTAACACATTAACGAACGGATTTAATAGTATCGGTTTTGATGTTCCGGATTTCTTAGGAGGAGGCTCATGGCATCCTAGCATCCCGACAATTCCAAATGTAAATCTCCCACGTCTTGCCAACGGCGGTATCACAACCGGCAGCACTCTCGCAAACATCGGAGAAGCAGGACGCGAAGCAGTACTTCCGCTCGAAAATAACCTGTCTTACATGAAGCCGCTTGCAGAAATGATTGCAAGTGAGATGAAAGGCGTGCAGACGGTGCGGATCGTAGCGGACGAAGGAAAGATTTTCAAAATTGTAAAGGAAGAGGCAAACGACTATTACCGGAGAACCGGAAGTCCGGCATTTGACTTTTAGGAGAGGAGCGTATAAATGGCATACAGCGGATTTTTAATAAAAGTAGGCAATTACACAGTTCCTTTCCGGTATATAGAGGCAAAGAAGTATAAATGTGGGATCAAGGGACAGGATCTTGATTCTTACCGGGATGCGAACGGAGTATTGCACCGGGAGGCATTGAGCAATGTCTCAATTAAAACAGAATGGGAAACGCCGGGAGATATAGATGAGAAAGCATTGCGTGCACTGATGGATAACATCAGATCCCAATATTCCCATGCAATCGAAAAGAAATCGCTTGTTACCGCATGGATGCCAGAAATCGGTAATTATGTAACGATGTACTGCTATATGCCCGACGTGGAGTATCAGATAGATTATGCAGATGAATGGACAGTCCAGTATGGATCATTCCGGCTGGCATTTATCGGATATGGAGGTGTAATTGGATGATTGATTTTAAATATGCTGATTTATTTAAACAGAATAGCGTTGATGTCCAGCTTGAAATTATTTCCGATGATGGGAAAATCCATATCACAAATACAGAATTTCATGAGGAAGAGTTTGAATTAACAGAAAGCCTGTGTTCACAGTCTGAATTGACTTTTGGTGCTGTCGAAGCCGGATCTGTAAAATTCAAGGTATCAAATATTTTTCTTCCAATGAAAGGGAGATGGATGACCATCAGGATGATAATTGACGGGCACACAGATCAACCCTTTTTGATAGGAAGATTCAAAGGTTATTCCGATACGCCGACTGCTGACAGAAAATACCGAGATGTAGTGGCATATGATGCCCTTTATGACATTTTAAATGCAGATGTGGCAGCATGGTATAACACTGTCTTTCCATCCCATAAAGAGCAGCAAAAAGATAAAGATGGAAAAACTACGACTGTTACAGTTTATGATCCGGTCACAATGAAGCAATTCCGGGACAGCTTTTTTAAGCACTTCGGGATTGAGCAGGCTGACATTGATCTTATCAATGACAACATGTCTATTGAAAAAACAGTTGCGGTCACGCCATCCAGTGAGACAAGTTCTGATACAGAGGAATCGAGCACCATAGGCGAATCTATGAGCGGCAAAGAAGTGTTGTCCTGCATTTGTGAGATCAATGGCTGCATGGGGCACATGGGGCGCGACGGGAAGTTTCATTATATATATCTGGAGCAGAATATACAGGGACTTTATCCGAGAAACGATCTTTATCCGGCAGATGATTTGTTCCCAAGAGATCCGAAAAGCAACCGTATCGGGAAGGATTTATATATAACGGCTGAGTATGAAGATTTTCTTGTTAAAACAATCAATAAGTTACAGATCCGGGAGCAGAAGAATGATATCGGCGTGATCGTAGGTACTGGAGACAATGCTTATGTGATCGAGGATAATTTTCTTGTATATGGCAAAGGCACAAAAGAACTGAAAGGCATTGCAAAAAATATCCTTTCCAAGATCAGAGGGATTGTTTACCGCCCGTTTACAGCGGACTGCAAAGGAAATCCGTGTCTTGAGGTCGGGGATGCAGTGCGGCTGCCGACCAGATATGAACTGATTGAGTCCTATATTCTGAAAAGAACCCTGAAAGGTATACAGGCTTTGCGTGATGATTTGGAAGCGGATGGGGAAGAGTACCGGACAAACGGGGCGAACGGAATACAGAAAAGTATTTTAAAGCTCAAAGGCAAGAGCAATGTGTTGGAGCGAACCATTGAAAAGACACAGAGCACGATAACTGATGTTGAGAAGGGATTGCAGTCACAGATCACGCAAACTGCAACCGAAATTCGCACAGAAGTTAAAAATACAACGGATGGTTTATCATCGAGAATCACGCAAAATGCGAGCAGTATTACAGCAGAAGTCAAAAGGGCACAGGGGCAGGAAGTTGAACTTGCGGCAGCCATTAAAATCAATGAGGATAAAATTACTGCGGAGGTTACCAGGGCAAGTAAAACAGAGGGAGAGTTATCCGGCAAAATAGAAGTGACTGCAGAAGAGATTCGTTCGGAAGTGAGTGCTTCCCTCAACACATGGGACTGGGATGAAAGTAAATATAACATTATTTATTTCGGGCATGGAGATCAAGGGCATGGATATAAACCGAGTAGCGATATCGAGAATAAGTGCTATCTGAATCTGGATAATGGTACTATTTGGCAATGCGTAAAGGTTGCGAATTCCACTTATGCGTGGGAATATCGTGCTAATGCTAAATTGATAGCAAATAGCATGACAAGTGCCTTCAAGCAGACATCACGGGAAATTAGCACGAAAGTGCAGAAAGATAATGTTATTTCATCTATTAATCAGACTGCGGAATCTATCAAAATTAAAGCATCGAAGCTACAGCTTGATGGAGACACAAGGATTACCGGAGGAACGATTCGTATTGAAACAACGGAATCTGTTGACAATATTATCCAGTTAAAACGTCCTGGGACGCTTGTAAAAATGGGAAATGATGGTATGTATGCTGAGGCTGACACGCGGTCTGCGGTGTTTCAGTATTCCAATATTACAGTGCAGGATAGTGCTGGTGGAAAAGATGCTGCAGGAAATACAGTTGCAACGATAGCTCAAATGCTATCATCTGGAAAAGGAATTTCTTCCTATGGCTGGGAAAGTTATTCTGATCGACGTTTAAAACATGGAATAAAAGCGCTTGATAAGAAAAAAAGTGCAAAAGTTATATTGAAACTTGTACCATGTGAATTTATATATAACTTCGATAAAAGTGAAACCGTTAGGCATGGATTTACGGCACAGAATGCAATGGAAGCAGTTGATAATGAGTGGGAAGTATGTGGAAAGAACAATGTTGATGGAACAGAATATTACACACTCGACAAAACGAATCTGATCGCTGATCTGGTTGCAACAGTGCAATTACAGCATGAAGAAATAAAAGAATTGAAGGAAACGGTAGGTATTCTATGATAAATGCAAAAATTCGTGAATTTGAAAACGATATTATAAATTATGTAAATTTGTGCGAGGATGTTCCAATCGAAGCTAAGTACCTGGTGTTTAAGGATATTCTGCGGCAAATCAAGGAAGAGGCAAACAGGCAGGTTACAGTAGAGCGGGAACAAATGAAGCTTGCAAAGGAAAGGGAGAGTGAGGATCATGAATAAAGCGCATATTGATATTAATTGGGAGAATTACCCGAGTGATGAAACACCGGTCAATGAAAGAAACCTCAATAGAATGGATGGCTCGATTGATATCATTGATGATCGTGTAATCACTCTCGATACCACAAAAGCAACCAAGGCAGAAGTGGCAACCCTTGTTGCGGATGTGACGTTCGAGGAGTCGACGGGAATTATCACAATCACGAAAAAGAACGGATCCAAGATTACGATTGATACACAGATGGAGAAAATCGCAATCAACTTCGATTATAACCCGACTACACAGCAGATTATTTTGACTCTGATCGATGGTACGAAGCAGTACATAGACCTGTCGGCACTGATTACACAGTATGAGTTCCTTGATTCTGATACGGTAGCTTTTTATATTGATAAGGATGGAAAAGTGTCTGCCACCGTCAAAGAGGGTAGCATCGAGGAAAAACACTTGGAGCCAAACTATCTTGCAAAAATTAAGGTGGAAGTAGCAAAGTCAGAGTCAAGCCAGCAGGCAGCGGCAATGTCTGAAATAAACGCCAAAGCAAGTGAGAATGCCGCAAAAGCCAGTGAAACAGCGGCAAAAACATCCGAAACCAATGCCAAAGCGTCAGAGACAGCAGCGGCGAAGTCAGCCACGGCGGCAGCAATATCCGAGACTAACGCAAAAGCCAGTGAGACATCCGCCAGTCAGTCTGCAGCCACAGCCACAAGTGAAGCGGCATCTGCCAGCCAGTCCGCCAGTACCGCCATAGATAAAGCCACAATCGCAACGCAGAAAGCAACAGAGATCATCGGTAAAGCCGAATCTGCAGCAGATAGTGCAACTAAAGCACAGAGTTATGCCGTGGGTGGTACCGGGAGCAGAGAGGGCGAGGATTCTGACAATGCAAAGTACTATTATGAACAGTCAAAAGACGTGTCCGAAGGTCTTAAAGGTGGATTGCAGCCACATGGAACGGTAGCTTTTGCAGATTTACCGGCACTTTCAGATGTTAACTCTGGTTGGATGTACAACATTTCAGATGAATTTACCACTACGGATGAATTTAAAGAAGGAGCCGGTAACGTCATTCCTACTGGTGCAAATATCTATAAAACATCAGATGATAAGTGGGATGTGCTTGCCGGAATTCCAGTTACCGGAATCAAAGGTGTAAATGAAGATTCTTTCCGTAGGGGCAATGTAGAACTCACAGCAGAAAACGTCGGTGCAGTGGCAACCGGTGGAGATACAGCCGAGAACACAACCGCTTTTACGAGTAGTGATGTGGCAGACGGATCAGCGTCAGCATGGACAAGCGTATCAAAATTATCAAGTGGCGAAAAACATTCTTCTATTTTAAAAAAGGTGTCACAGATGTTCAAGAATGTGCGGTATCTCTATAAAATGCTTGGAACGACAGACATTTCTAAGATTGGGAATGGTACTTGTACAGGGGCGATATCATCGTTAAACAGCAGTTTAAAGAAATATTATACACAGACAGAGGTTGATAATATTATTGAAAAAAACAAGGTGAAATCCATTGTTATAGAGTTCGAAGGCATTACTACCAATGAAAGCAAAGCATTTTTCCCTAAATATACCTATTGGGGATATGTCGGCGGAAAAACCACTGAAATTGATAATTTA